AGTGGATGATAGGAATCGAACCTACTTAAAACTGATTTGCAGTCAGTCACCTAACCATTCAGTCACATCCACGAATTCTGGTCTCGTCGGCAGGACTTGAACCTGCGACCCTCTGCTTAGAAGGCAGATGTTCTATCCATCTGAACTACGACGAGGAAAACGCTTTGCTCGCGAGGTAGGACTTGAACCTACGACAACTTGATTAACAGTCAAGTGTTCTACCAACTGAACTACTCGCGAGCAAAATGCTCTCTCTTAAAAGGGTGGGGTGGAGACTTTGCGTCTCCATCTTTTCGGTGCGAGAGTGTTAGGTTGAGAGAGAGGCATCGCACCGCCCCGAAACTTTATATTACTACATCTCTAGTGTAATGTCAACCATATAATGCAACAATTTTTTCGATTTCTTGCTGTTGCTTTTCTTTAATTCTTAAATGATCCTCGTATGCTTGTCGTGCAAGTTCACCGAGTTTTACAATTCGATCCTTTTTAGAAATAACCACTTCTTCATTGTACACATAAATGTCTTTTAACTTGGTTTCCTTCAGCATCAGTTGTCCTGTACCATAGTTAAAGTTCGTGTACTCTAGGTAATTATACACATCAAAGAAGTAATAGTCAACCCCATAATCACCTTCACCTGATACATCGACAGATAGTATGTAGTATGCATCGAGATTATCTTCATTCAACATGTTGAATAGTCTGTGGAAAGAGCACAGGTTTGGTTGTCCCTTCTTTTCATATCCGAACTTAATGTTAATCAACTCTCCCTTGTATGAGATGTCTTCCATTGAGCGAGTTGATGATGGTGCGACGAAATTATCATCGAGTTCGATGAGTCGCTTGACCAATTCATCCTCAAAAGGTCCGTGAAAGGAATGTCCCACTTCTTTGACTGTGTGAGTGAAGTTGATGTCCTTCAGAATCTGAGGTGTCAATTCCTTAACTAAACCAAGAATATAATCTTTCTCTGCATTGCTTAACATGCTGTAATCTCTTCGATCCACTTCTCATAAAGTTTGTTCTCCATGCGATGCGCTTGACGCTCCCATGGTTGCTTACTGTAAGGCGTATCCGTGTAGTCTTTTTTCTTCCACATCATTTTGCCGTTTGCGTACTGCTTTGCAATGCCAGAAGAATACTGCCACACATGCACCATCTCATGCATGATGGTTTTAATCATGTCCTCTTTACCCTTGAAGAACTCTGCTTCCTTCTTGTGGATATCGAGGACAAACTCTCGACGGTCTTGTTGGAAACACCAACCGTAAGCACCCTCGGTTTTGAGAATATCTCGCAACCGAATTTCAATGTCAAGGGTACGATAGCGAGGCATCAATTCACCAATACACCATTTGACAATACCCTCAACGAGTTGGCGTTGCTTCTTAGTGCCACCTGTAACCAAGACAAAATTCATTAATCATTCTCCTTGTAGAGAAAGTATCCAATCGCAGGGAGTTTTGGAGTGTAGTAATCATCACGCAAATCGTATTCCATGATCTCAGTGACGCTTCCGTTGTCCCATTCAATGTCAACTGCGACACCTTGTGGCATCATTTCCATTCCGACAACCTTGCCGTACCATTCTGGAATCGTGGCACCGAACAACCCCCTTACTTCATCACCTACTTGCATTACCGTACTACCTTAGCAGTTGCCAAAATTTCACCCTTTACTTCGCCCAACTTGCGAACCATTTTGATTGCTTTCATCATTACGTCGCGCTTGCTAGTACCGAAAAGGCGGAAGGTCTCTTTGACACCCAAGTCACGGGCATCTACTGTCACATCAAATAAGGTCATAATTTCTTTCTCTCTCTCAATCAACACAAGTATTATCGCAAAAAAAGGGGGTCATGTCAACCCCCTAAATGCATTTTTTTACAAAAAATACTAAAAACTTTTCTCCTTACATATCAAGTAGTTACTGACTTTTGTTCAACCTGTTTCTCAAGTTCGGCAACTCGACGTTGCAATTTTCTTATTAGTTCTCGTAGGTTATAGTAGTCTCTATCAGACATGTAGTCTCCTTTGTTACTTTACATTGTGGATTAGTACACCCGATTTCACAAGAAACTTTAATCCCTCCTCCGAACGATAGTTATCATCATAATAAACATGGGTAATACCAGACTGTGCAATCAGTTTCGCACAGTCAATGCAGGGAGAGTGAGTACAAAAAAGCATTGCCCCATCCCCTGACTCTGTTGATTTTGCTAGTTTCGTCAATGCATTTGCTTCTGCGTGTAGCACTTCTGGTTTTGTCTTTCCGTCTTCCTCACAACAGTTGTCCCAACCAGTAGGCATGCCGTTGTATCCGATAGAAATGATGCGGTCATCCTTGACTACAATCGCACCAACTTGTAAACGCTTTGCATGAGAGAGTTGTGCAAAACGTTTAGCAGTATCCATGTACGCATCAATAAACTTTGGTTTTAGAATCAAAACTTCATTCCACTGAAATCCTTGCGACCTGCTTTCTTGGTCATCCAAGACATCGAGTCGTCCTCGTTGGCGCGTCTACCAAAGTCTGACTTATCGAACAATGGTTTGTCGTCAACAATATCTTCTTGTGCTACTTGCTCACAATCGAACAGACGCATCTTCGCACGATCAACTCCAACAACGAATCGTTTTGGATTTGTATCTGAATAGCGATTCTTCAATTGCTTGACCATTATTTGACCAAGGTCTTCCAATTCTTCAGAACTGACCAAAGCGATCATCATGTCTGCGGTTGCCGGGAGACCGAACGACTCACTTGTGTCAGTCAACTCGACATCTGAGTTACCGTAACCGCTTCGTGTTGTCTGTGTGGCAGATACTAATGGTACATTGAACTCGACTGCTAATCCACGCAACTCTTCTGCGATTGCTTTGATGAGAGTGTAGGAGTTGACTTGTGCCCCTGCTTTGACTCGTGAGGAAGCACAGATATTGAGATAATCGATGTAGATAATGTCTGGCACAAACGACCGCTTCAATCGCAACTCGTTAAGTAGATGTCGGAAATGACCAGAACCTGCACTGGCAGTAGGATACTCTTTGACAATAAGTTTACCACTTGTCTTCCCCCTTACCCTTTCAATCTTCTTGTCATACATGTCCTTAGAGAGTGCCTCAAGGTCATCTAGAGTGACATTTAGAAGATTCGCATCGATTCGTTGTGCTATTCGCTCCTCCGACATTTCCATGGTTACATAAAGGACCGATTTTCCGTCCAATAAATTTGCCGATGCAAAGTGACACATTGCAAGTGATTTACCGACACCAGTACCTGCGAGGATGATGTTGAGTGTCTTGTTTGGCAATCCGCCCTTGGTAATTTTATTTAGGTATTCCAAGTCGAAAGGAATGCGTTCTTCAACCTTGTGATAGAAATCATAACGAGATTCTGCATCATCAAGAAAGTCGTGTCCGATGTTAGGATCAAATGATACTGACAATGCTTCCGACAATAACTCTGGGATTGCTCCCTTGTCATTCTTCTTATCATTACCATCAAGGATTGCAATCGAGTTCATGATTGCATTGTAGATTGCTTTTTCTTGACACCACTTCTCAGTTGTGTCTGTCAACCACTCTTTGTCTGCATCCTCACCGTCAAGGTTACTGATAAGAGAAGAGGCACTGCTGAACTCTTCATCAGACAGATCGTCGCGACTGTCCATCTCCAGTGTCAGTGCCTCTTTTGTAGGAAGACTGTTGTACTTATTAATGAACTTGTCGATCTCTTGATAGACAGTCTTCTCTAAGCGATCATGGAAATACTCAGACTTCAGATAAGGAAGTGTGCGTCTTGCAAAGTCTTCATTATTCAGTAGATGCCTCAGTATTACCAGTTCCGTCTTCGCCATCGTTCATTTGCTCCAATTGTTCTTCAATAATGCCTACAAGAATATCCCCTATTATACTCTCAAACTCAGGTGTAGTCAAGTCAATTTTATCAGGGTTATCTAACGTGATAGTGTTGAATGAGAGTACCATCTGACCCTCTTCTTCATTAAACGAAACTGTATCATACTGATATGCAACACCTGCATAATCACCTTCTTCAATTTTGATTGCCCAATGATTCTCGTGAAACGAGTTATCATGTTCAACCAGACTGTGTTTCACTGACATCATCTGCTTCCTCTATTGCTTCGTCTACTCCGACTTGTCCATACATGAACTCTCGACTCGCGGCAACTTCTAGTTGTGCCATAATATCGTCGGTAAAGTATTGTTCTGGATTTTCATTGATTGCTTTTGCAAATACTTTACGACCGTCTGGTAACTCATATCGTGTAGACACCTTCTTTATAATGTCATACTTCTCTGCCAGATCAAGAAGACCGTAATAACGATCAAGACCACTATCATAAGACAGTTTGACAAGTACGTCTTTGTTTTCTTTTGTGAATCGCGATTTATGCATGCGTACTTTAATGAGGTTGCCGATGACATCTGTGCCATCCTTGTCCTTCTTCTTTGTAAGCATACAGATAGATGATGCCGCATACTTGAGACCTGATCCACCAGAAATTTCTTTAGTTGGTACATACGCTCCCACCACATCGTAAACATGGTTAGTGACAAGCATCGGCACATTTGCCTTTGCCAACTTGAGAGAAAGAACTCGGAACGTACCACGCAACAACTGTGCTTTGGTCATATCTCGTTTGTTTTCACCCTTTGCCGTATCTTCCAATTCTTTCTCTGACGAAAGCATACCCAATGAGTCAAGCACCATCATCATTGGCGGTTGCTCTTTAGTTTCAAGATATTGATCGAGCATACGCACTGCTTGAGTACGAAACTCTTCAATAGACTGTGGTTCAACGATTGCCACACGCTTGGCATCAATACCACGATCAGTCATCATCTTCTTCGTGACTGCCGCTTCGGTATCAAAGTAGATGACACCGCCCTCTGGGTTCTGATCGAGGAATGTCTTGAGCACTCCAAGAACAAAGAATGTTTTACCAGTGGCAGACTCACCTGCGAATGCGGTGATCTTATTGTTAGGAACACCACCATACATCGAACCACTTAATACTGCATTCATAATGTAAGAACCAGTGTCAATAGAACCTGAATACTCTGAACTATTGCCACCATCTTCAAGGATGTTTGCGTTATCAAACCCCTTGACCAAATCACCTAAAAAATTACTCACGATGTGTACACCTCATCCATCTTATCACGAAACGTTTCAATCTTAGCGAGACGGTCTTTGCCGTTCCACTTGATATAATCCTTATCTGGGTTTGCCGCTAGATTGTTGAGTAGCGGAAGAACCATGTTATATAGAGTATCGCACTTTTTCTGCAATTTGTCAACCTCTAATGTTGACGATTCTGCTGAAGACTTTACCTGTTGGACGATCTCCAGTTCGTCCTCGTCCACCATTGTGAACCCGAAATCAAAATCAGACATTTCTTACTCCGTACCTAATATGTTTGTACCATAGTCGTTCGTGTGCGTAGTACAAAACAAACTTAATGATCAAGTCTGCTACGAACACTGCCCCCACTGCTTTTGGCGGTAATCCAAAAGTCCATGCAATCAATGCTGTTGTGATACTTGCGATGATTCGCCATGTGACTGCCTTTGCGAGATGTCGCTTCTTCGTTACTTCTGTCATCCGAAAAATGCCTCAAGTGATGCTTTCTTTTCAGTATCCCAACCAACCACATTGAGTATTGCGCTCAACGGTTCAAGGAATGCTTTGTCGAATTGCGTGTCATAGTCAATATAGTCTTCTAGTCCGAACTCTTTCGGTAGGGAAGAAAGAATGCTAAGAACATTTTGCCGAATAGGATTTGGAGTTCTGAGATAACAGAACTTGATTTTCTCACCGTCTTTGATGGACTCATAACGCTTCTCCAGTTTGTGCTGTTTCAGCAGATGATTGTACACGAGACTTCCGCGCACATGTATAGGCGTACCCTTGCCTATCTCCAATTCATCACCGCCAGATTGATATTTAGTTAGATCAGTCACTCCACGAGGGAATGCTACATCCTCAAAGGGAAGAGTCTTGAACTCCTCACGAAAATCTGCAATGTAGGATTGCACTGCTTGCTCATTTTCATTCATAATAATACGCAGTGCCTTCTTCAATGCCTCACGGCATGATGCAGGTGTCGATGACTTCACCGTCTCGATACCCATCATCTTCAACTTAGGATCAGTATAGCGAACCCCTTCGTTGTCATACACATTGAGGATGTAGCGTTTCTTGGCAGTCCAGATGCCCTTGTCAGCGATTGCTTCTCGCTTCATAAACATCTTCTGCTCATAGGCATTCATTAGATCAGCAAGGTCTTGATAACTCTGATCAATAAACGGTTCAATCTTCTTTTGAGCAACGTTGTCAAGGAATTTGACCACCTTGTCTGTATCAAGGTCTTGTACTCCGTCTCCCTTCGCAAACACTTGCTTAACCAATCGGTCAAAAGTGATATATAGCGAATCCGTATCTGAAGCAATGACATAATCTTCACCTTCTGTTTTGAGTAACTTGTTGAGGTACTCGTTCATTCGTGCTTCGATCCACCGAATGGACAACTGCCCACTCAGCGTAATCGACTCTGCCATTCGCACATCAAAGAAGCGAAAGTATTGGTTACCCAATGCTCCATAAGCAGAGTTCAACTGAACCTTCTTCGCGAGTTGAAGGTTCTTATATTTACTTATGTCTTTCTCAAGTTGCTTCTTGCGCTTGAGGAGTTGATCTCTTGTCAAAGAACCAATCCACTCGTTGCTTGGCGATATGCTTTCTCAATATCGTCATTTACTGGTGTGACAAATACATACTGAGCAAATGTTACCTCGTCTGGGTTCATCTTACCAGTGACACAGATTCCTGCCGCAAATCCCATACCTTCGCCTTGTTGCACAAGCATTCGGGGATCATCAAGAGTAATCGCGCCTGATGCACTCTTTGTATTGTACTTACCGACATACTCACCTGCGATTGATACCACAGATACTACATCACCCTTTTTCATACCAACTCCTTCAGTTGTTTGTTTACTTCTTCAAGTTCTTTCTGTGCTTCAATCATTTTTTGTTTGTAAAGCACTCGTTCATTATACATCAATTCCATCATCTCTGGCAAGAACCCTTGCACATCTTTTCGATAATAATGTCCATTAGCAGTCAGGCACATATCTTTTGGTGCTTCGACATTGCCTTCGATAATCTTGTCGAGCGATACGTCTTCATACTCGCTCTCAACAAAGGTGTCTGGACTGATGTTGTATTGCATAATCAAGTGGGGATACAGCGAGTTCAAGTCGAACGACATCACCCAATCATGCATGCCAGTCTGAGGGTCTTTGACATATGCACCTGCGTACTTGGAGTCCTTGCCTTGAAAATCCTTTGGCGGTATCACAATGTTTCTATCCAACAGATAGTTATGTATGAGCACATCCCACATACGCACTTGCGTGAATACATCACCATAGTTCACTTGAGCATCGTAAGCAATCGTTAGTGCTTGCTCAATCAGACGCATCTTGTCTTCAAGTTTGTCCACCAACTCAACGTCCTTGATGTTATAGTCGATGAACTTCTGATAGTCCAACTTGTATAACTGATGCAGTGTCTCCATCTCAGAGTAGTCAAGTTTCTTCTCGCCCAACTCAACGTGAGCAATGTGATCGAGTCGATAGGATTCTTGCTGAGAGTAAGTGAACTTCTTATAGAGGTGTAGGTAGTCAAGCACTGCCAAACCAACTAGCGTATACTCTTTAGTCTCTTTACCAAAATTGCCCTTGAACGTGCGTTCTTGAATCCACTTCGCAGGACTCAAACGTCGTGCCTCTTTCTCACCGATCAGTTTTGTAATGCGATTGATGAGATAGGGTATGTCGAATCCATCAACGTTCCACCCCGTGATGATGTCAGCATCAGTGCGTTCCCAGAAATCAAGGAACATATCAAGCAGTCTTCGCTCACCACGGCAGTCCATATAAGAGACATTATCTTGTCCCTTCTTGTCGTATTCGCCTACACCAAAGACATAATAGTGTCCATTAACCGACATCGTAATCGCAGTCACAGGTTGGTTGGCAAGTTCTGGATCTGGGAATCCTTCCTCACTGCCAACCTCAATATCGATGTTTGCCACCTTCACTACGTCTGGATCAAAGTCTTTACCATACTTCTCGTTGAGACATGCATATGCCCAATTGGTTGAACCATAGATCTTGAAGTTGTCCACATCATCGTAGCGAGACACAAAGTCTCGTGCCTCTTTGATTGAACCCAACTCTATCGGTTCGACAGGTTCACCATGAATAGTTTGATACACTCCACCCTTACGAGAGGGTACATAGAGTGTGGGAGAATAATCAATACGATCCACAATACGCTTGCCATTGTTGTAACCGCGTATGAAGACCGTATCGCCCTTGGAATAAAAGTTTGTGTAAAATCTCATTCAGTTATTATACCAGACTATGCTCCAATAATCAAGTCATAAATTTCTTTCCAGTTATTGACACGTGTCACACCATCGTAAAGTATATCATCCTTGTTGTGATGGTGATCCATCAGAATAGAGTCCAGTCCATTTAGAATACCCACGTTGGCATTCTCTGGTTTATCTTCTACCCAATAGCAGTCAGTATCACAGTATTCTGCTAGTGCTAAGTCCTTGTCTGCTCCAGTGTCGAGATAAACATACTTCTCAAACACAGTCTCACCGAACAGTTCCCGTAGGTTCTTTGTCCGTAGGTGTTGACTGTATGGATCTTCACTCAGACTTGTAATCGCATGAAACACATACCCATGATCTTCATGGAGTTTCTTCACATACTTGATTGCATCCCGTAGTGGGGGCAACTTCCGTATCCAAGCACTCTCGTTGAACATCCGAGTTAGTTTCTTACCTTCGGCACGAGCAACCCCGTACCGTTCACTGACTTTGTATTCGTTTTCTTTTCCTTCGACGACTTTGTATCCATGCCGTGTCATCCAAGCATGGAAGGCATACTCCCAATCAAGGAGCACACCATCACAATCGACGAGGATAGTTTTTTCTTTAGTAGCGTATGTCATAATCCTCCTTACAGGTAGTTAGCACCTGTCCATTGTACGCGAGTGTTATCGAGGTCAAAGACGTTGCCTCGTGCTTTGTTTCGTGCGGGTTTGTTGTATCCTGCCGCCATGAGGATGTCACCGTAGTTGAACTGTTTGTCGTCTTCGGTATTGACGACGAAACCCCAAACACTTCCACCTTGGAAAAGACGAATGTATTTGTTGCCGACTTTGTAGTCAACCTTTTCGGCAAACTCTTCCATCATTCGTAGATTGGTTTCGCTCAACTCACCTTTGGCGCAACGATTCGTCCAATCGTTGTAGTCAGCAACAATGCGGTTCATTAGGTTTTGGATTGCTTCGTTCATAATGTTACCTCTTCTCTCAATCAACATATGTATTATAGCAAATTGAGAGAAGAAGTCAAGCAAAAAATGAACTTTTTTTTAACTTTTTTTCTGAGGAATATCAATGACTTGTGATTTTTTTGCAAAAATCTTATCAAAATTATCTGAATATTTTTGAGCGTCAACCTTACGCGGTTGACACCCTTTTCCACCATGCCATTTAGAAAACGTCGCGGAATTGGAGTTCATCGTCCTTGCCCACGATATGCTTTATAACTGCGTTTCTTGTGCTTATTCATGGTTTGCATCTTGCGAATGCCACCACCAATGCTTGTTCTTTTGCGTGGGTTATCAGGAACCCACGCGGTAGGTGAAACTGACTTTGCCATTATGTATTAATACCTTCACTGTATTGTGTCTTACCGTCAATACGTGCGGCAGTCAGAACCGACTTACGGTTTTCACCGTCTGCCTTATATGATACATGAACCCAACCTGAGTCTGGAATACCCGGAGTATAGAACTCAAGGATCAACTGATCAAAGTCGAGGTTGTCACGAATCCATTCTGCTAGTTCTCCGTTGGCGACTCCGGGGACTTCGATGTCTGCCGCTTCTCCTTTGCAGTGTTGGGATGTACTACTTCCACCAACAGCATCATTAAGAGCAGGACTACGATACCCGGAATTGAGAACAGTAGGACCAAAATGGTCACGAACTGGTTGAACCACGTTCTCAAACAGTGCGATTGCCGCATCGAGGTGTTCTCCCTGTGGCGTATTATCGATACCTTTGCGTTCCGCAGTCTGTGACTTAGTAAATTCTGCGAGACTAAAATTCTTAGATAGTTTCATAATTTCTCCTATGATTTAGAATGGGGACTCTCGTCCCCATTATTTATACTATTAGTGTTAGTCCACCTGAGATCACGAGCAATGATGCCCAAACCCCAAGTGCATTCGCATACCGCTTCCACGGTGTGTCAAAGTATAGTTTGCCGATTGCCATACACTTGTGCATTGGTGATACGAGATACCCAATGAAGTCAAGTGCAAAGAACCACACAAAGTATTCAATACCATACACCAATGTGAGAATGGTTGTGATTGCCGCAAAGCGACCACTTGAACCAAACAGAAATGCAGAACCCAACGACAGTGCGCTGATGGTAATGAAACCAGTCACTGTGTTGATGTCGAACATTGTCGATTCAAGGTATGACTTCACTGCATCGGTATTCTCACGAGTGATGTTTGCAACGATGATAATCAATGCAACCCACGCAAGCAACTTCCAATCAACAAAGGATAAGAGTTTATTCCAATCCCATGTGAGAGTCAGTGTGCAATAGTATAGAGTGAGAATGCCAAACACAATGACTGGATTGACTCCTGCGATTGCGACACCGATTGCTACGACGAATGGAAAGACGTTGCGAATAATCTGAGAAACCTTAAAATGCTCCTTTGATATATTCAGTTCAATGTCATCTTCCTTTACCCAAAATGCAATATAAGCAAACACCAATCCCAATGATACGATCAGAAGTGGCAATAGATTATAAAGCACTGCACCATATGATAGTCCTAATGCCGCCATTGGAACGAGAATGGTTTTCTCTAATGGTGACCACACATAGTAGTGGTGTGTTGAAAGGTAGTCGATGATGCCAAACTTCTCTCGTCCCTTACTTCCTTTCGGAGGTGCAAGAGTGTCTAGCATTCCTGCCGAGACTGTTACTCGACCACTGATGGGAAGGATACCTGTAAATGCGCTCATCAATCCGACAATAACTCTTTTTGACTTGAACACTTTCTGAATGTAGGCATACGCACTAGCAAACAGATTATGCTCTTTGATTAGTCCTGCAGTCATCATGATAAACGCAATAAACAAAAGGTATTCTTGCCCCTTGTACAGCAAGATTAAATTTTCCAAGGTATATTCTCCTTTTATTGTTTGCGGTTTTGATACCACTCAAAGTATGATGTGTCATTCACATCAATGTTAGTCTTGAAAACCACTGAGGTTCTCAATTCATAACATTCTCGTGTGACTGGCATGGCACGATGTGGTATCGATGCCTTAAATAAAACCAGTCTATTAAATTTGTAAGAAGCATACTTGATGCAATCATCCCATTCTGGAGTGTAGAACGCAGTTCCACCTTCCCAATGTGTCTTCCAATTCTTGCATGGATAATACAAAACAGTGATGTCTCCATCGTCCTCGTGGATAACACCGTCTTGTCCATAGGTATGAGAGTTTGAGTAGTGACGACTCATCTTATGCTTAATGCCAGTGATCTCTTTGATCTTGTCACTGACAGCATCCCAAAGAATTCTGATCTCTGGGTCTAGCACATCGAGGTAATCATCAGATGCATCTCCCATGTTAGGGAGATCAAGCGCAACTGATCGATGCCAGTTCCATGCTCGTTGTTCGGTTTTGGATAATCCACGATTCCATTCTGATGTCCAGTTTGGATTGCCAAAGAATTTGTCGTGAAATAGGTTTGCTTCTGCGTCTGGGAGGAAGTCGTCTATGACGTGTATTTCATGTTCCATGTTCACCTTTGCCTATAATATTTCCATAACTTAACGTACCACATAAACGTCTTAGGGTAGTGTTCGGGATTCGGTAATCGATCACCCCAAAACTCAATCAAATCTTTTATCTCATCATCTGTCATGATATAAAAGGGGGACATGTGTCCCCCTCACACTTTACTTAACTTCGATAGTCTTACGCTGAGACTCAGGAATCAGACGCTCTAATGAGATGCGGAGTAAACCGTTGATCATCTCTGCGTTCTGAACTTCAACCTGATCGTTGAGCGTAAACATACGAGTAAATGGACGTAGTGCTAGTCCCTGATACAGTGTGTCAGCATCTGCATCATCTGCTTCAGCATTACCCTTAACGACGAGTTTGTCGCCCTCAACTTCAATCTGAATGTCAGACTTGCCAAAACCTGCAACTGCCATTTCAATGACATACGTGTTGTCTGCGGTTTTCTTGATGTTGTATGGGGGGTAGTTGGGAATATTCTTTGTTGCTTCGTCGTGGAATTCACGTAGGCGATCAAACACCTTATCGTATCCAACAAAGAACTTGTCTAGGTCTTTCGTCCCAAAAAGTGTAGGGAATGTAGTTGTCATATTGCTTCTCCTTAGTTAAGCGAGTTTATCAGAAGTACACCCATTTTGGCGTGTACGTTTTATTTATATTACAAACCCAATACTTTACTTAGATTGGGTTGAAAAAAGTTCTCTCCTTTGAGAACCTTCCCATCCTCACGGTAGATGGGTTTACCGTCTGCTCCAAGTTTGCTCATATTTGATGAATGAACTTCCTCAAAGCATTTGTCTAAGTTGATTCCGAATGCATGCCCTGCACCGTAGACAACATAGAGCAAATCAGTTAGAGCGTCAGCAACCTCAACCATATCAGCATTGCCGATTGCTTCGCGCAGTTCTTTTAATTCTTCATCGATTAATTCATAACGTAGAGTGATGGTTTCATTATCTGGAAACTCTGATTTCGTTTTGACTTCTTGTCCGAACGACTCCATGAATTCTTCCACCATCTCAAAATTAGTTCTCATCACTTTTTCTTTCCTATATTGTATTTTGCCACCAGAGTCCATTCTTCTTTCTCTCGATGCGGAAGCACCTTAATCTGTGAGAGAGGTGTAACTGGTTCGGAGGATTTTGTTGGATCGACGAGTTCGACCAATCCCCATTCTGCTATTAAATTTGCAATCGTGTTTCTACGTCCTTTGTCTTCATCTGCAAAGTTACTTGGTTTGCCATCCAACGCAAATAGTTCCTTGAAGTGGACGATATAGTATCGTCCTTGCTTATGAAGGATATGACAGGACTGATAGATTGTTTTGTCTTTGCGTGACGCGACACCAATACGAGTCAGTGTCTCGCGAATCTTGAGGAAATCGTCATCATTATTGATGCGTACCTCAACGAGAGATTCAAGCATTTCTTCCACCCTTTTCAATTCTTTTTTTTATCTCAGTTATCTGATCGTTAGTAAGTGTGGTGAGTGCTTGCAATGCTTTAGAATCGCCATAACCAAAGTATTCTTTGATAGCGGCAAGGTCACCATGATCTTCTTTCTTATCCCACTTTGCATACCGCTTTTTGGGTCTCACACTATTTAGTAAAAACTCATATTGCAGTTTGTGGTCAAGATTTGACCTTTGGTTCATCTCGTTAGCAAGACCAATGGTATCATGGTGATACGATAGTGCTCGATTGGTAAGAAAGGGATTGTATCCCTTCTCTGCCAATTGATCATTCTCAGTTCCTCTCATGAGGTTCTTCTTGGTTTGATTGATAGAGTTTACATAGTCAAATGGATTACTCATTCCACTCCACCTCTACCATCAGTTCAGTCAGCATTGCCATGAGATTGATCTCTTGATCAACGACAAACGCAGACTTGTATTGATAGTCAGCAAGCGTCACAACCACTTGAGGAATACTCTGAGGTTGAACATACTCGCTCATCGAGTCGTAGAGTTTACGAAAGATTTGTGTAGTGTCTCCATCTACATTCTGTGCTACCCATTTACGAACATCACTGAATCTTTTGTCTCTGAGTGCATCAATCAATTGTTTGATGTTGACATCCTCAAAGTTGACGAGGATACCCGCATCGATCTTGCCAGTGACAGAATACCGTTGTAGTTCGTTCAGTACACGACGATTGTCGGGAAAGAACTTCTTGACGACTTCTGCCACTACCTTGTTATCATACTCGATGTTCTCTTTTTCAAGAATCTCTTTGGATCGCTTGTACATGTCTGCCGCCATTGTGGTTCGTTCCTCTTTGGGAATCTTGAACTCAATGACAGAACAACGAGAGTGCAGTGGTGCAATGATCTTGTTGACAAAGTTACATGTCAGAATGAATCCACAGTTACGAGAATACTCTTCCATAAAGTTACGCAGTGCAGGTTGCACCGTGTCAGCATTCAGATAGTCTGCTTCATCAAGAATCACATACTTACGTCCACCACTCAGAGACACTGAGGATGCAAAGTTCTTGATCTTGGTTCTAAGGGTATCGATGAGTCTCCCCTCATCTGACCCATTGATGACAATGTAGTCGCAACCCAATTCTTCAAGGATTGCTTTTGCCACCGTAGTCTTACCTACACCTGCAGAACCCGATAGAAGAAGATTCGGGACATTGCCTTGTTCTACAAATGTATTAAACGTGCTTTGCAGTTCTTTAGGTAGGATTGTATCATTGACTGTTTTAGGACGGTATTTCTCCACCCATAGAAAGTCTTCGCGCATGTTCACTCCAATCATAATATAGCATAGATATCTCTTGATTCAGTATACACTAAGTATCCTTGTGACTCAAGCATTCTTTTCATGTTCTTGTCATCAATGTGCCAGTGTTCAAGTTTGATGAACGTGGGTTTGATGATCCAAGAGTAGGACTCGATGACATTTGTCTCATGTCCTTCAACGTCGAGTTTAAGAAAGTCGATGTGATCAATCTCATTCTCAGCAATCAAAGAGTCGAGTGTCATACACTGCATACTCCTAGTCTCGCTTAGATGATGCTTATTAGCATCCAACTCTAGTAGTTTATTGCCTTTGTGGTTCTGACTTGCCACGTGAGATATTCCACGTGCCCAATCTGATCCAGAGGAAATATAGAAATCGATCTCACCATTATAGTCTGATATGACAGTGTTGATGATCTTTAGATTGGAATGAGTGGGAATGGAATCGGCAATCTCCTTGACTGCCTCAACCATAATCCCATTCCATCCATTTTCTAATAGAGGAAAGCAAGTATCAAAATCACATGAACCGATCTCTACAAAGAACTTACTCATAGGTAGAACCAGTTTCGGTTGCTACCCAATACTCGACATTCTCAGACTTGAAATGCGCGATGCCTTGCTTAGAAATCTCGACTCGATAGTCATTCGGAATGAACTTGAGATTCTCCACCTTGAAGATAAACTTGAAGGTAGCACCATGTTCACCCATCGTGCGCGAGAACTCATTGGACGATGGGTTCTTAGTATCAGTCGCAACTAACTCGATCTTAGTACCATCACCGCGCACCACAATCTCTGGTAATCCCAACTGATTTGCACCATTGAGAATCTGACGCAAGTCTGCCTTGAACAGATCAAACTGCACCTCGATTGAGGGTAAGTCGATGTTCTTCTCAGGCGGTGTGGTGATCATCGACGGATCAGCATAAGTATAGTTTGCCTTGGCAGTTCCTTCTTTGAGCGTTACTTGAGACTGACCAAAGTCATAGTCTGCAGACTCAAACAGAGATGCTAATCCAAGAAACTGATTCAGTTCATAGATAGCAAAGTCTACGGGAAAGGACTCATCAACTTTCGCTTGTGCCAGAATCGTCTTTTGCTCAGACACTGTGCGAATGGTTGATCCACTCTTAAATGCCAGAGATTGATTGATCGTACTGAAATTCTTCAGAACGTCAAACGTGGTATCACTGATCTTCATCATTTAATTCTCCATCACGGTTATTCACATCATGTACATGTAGTTGGATTATAGCATAGTGCAATACTTTGAGCAAGTCATTTCTATTGAACCCATCTTTCTTACCATAGCGTTGTGCGTATTTCAGAATGTTGCCAATGCAGAATCCATCACCATGCCCTGCATCAATGATGAACTCTGTTGCTTGAAACTTGTTCTTGCTATAATGCTGTCCATAAGTTCCTTCAATGTACTTGTAAAGTTCTTTGAGGTATTTGTCCTCGTCATAACGAAATTTGTCTGTCACTTTTTCATCCTAGAAATTTCATCTACATCAGCAGTCGCGCTTGCTCCTAATGCCGCAATGTCGGATAGACTGCCACCAAAGGTATATGAACCAGTGTGAAGCAACTTCATCCAAGGACACAACCAAGTATCTTCACCAATCTCGCGCATCCACTGACAGAACATGTAGTCTTCTGATAGATATCGCTTAGACTTCTCATCGATCAGTGCTTGGAAGTACATCATAATCTCACGCGAACCATCAAAGTGCTTGGTACGCACGTGATCTGGTTTGTAAGAGTAATCAGGATATGCCTCAGCAAACTTATCAAATGCTTGCTTAGTGATCATCATGAAACCAGTACCACCCTCAAGAACCTTAACAGGTTCATCGAGTCGAACTTGGCGTTGTCCCTCAGTTGGATTGAACACATAGTCGCCAACGAATCGCTCCAGTTCACCCGGATTATCATCAGCATAACCTTTATCAACTGCACGTTTGATCTTCTCCCAAGCAATCGTTTTCTTAGGATAAGGACCACACATGATGTGCTTGTCATTATCTGGATTATCGGTATCCATCAGTGCTAACATCGTCAGCACATCATTAGGATCGAATCCAATGTCTGAGTCGATGAACATAAGATGCGTGTAGTCTGAACGCATGAACTCATCGACGCAATAGTTACGCGCACGTGTGATTAGAGACTCATTAAAGAGGTAGAAGAACTTCACCTCGATTCCATAGTGAGTGCAAAGTTTGGCAAGATCTGCTGTTGATTTGGTGTACATACCATGGCACTGTCCACCATACATTGGAGTGGCAATAAACAATTTGCGCTTTCTGAGGATTTCAAGATCGATTTCAATTTCCATTGTTCACCTGTTTTGTTTTGATAATATATTACATTGTAATGCAAAAAGGGGGTTGAGTCAACCCCCAAGTGAGTTATTTAGTGTTCTTCTTTATCCATTCGTCTGCTCTTTTATCCCAATACTTATCTCTTTTGTTATCAAACTGTTTGAGATTAGTATCGCCTTTTTTACCACGACCCCTATAAAAAACTTTATCACCAGTATGAGAATCTATGATGTGCGGATCATCTTCTGTTTGCACATAAGGAGATGGTCTATTTGGGTGTTTCCTTTTATGATCGTACTTACTCATTACAAATCAAATCCAAGTTTTCTTAGTCGGTTTCTTATTTTAATATTACAGAGACCGAAAACTGCATCGTACCTCCCA